TTTCTGCCATTTCTTCTGCGTACCTTTTAATGTTCCCGTTTTTAAAAATGTGTAAAAATCTTTTAAAACCTTGTTCTGCAGCTCAACCATAAAGGCATCATCTGTCTTTTCGATTGCGACCGTTGCGCCCCATTTTGCCACAGACTCAAGAGTTAAAGATTTAGCGTATTTTTCTACAACAATATCTTCTTTCTTGCTTTCCACAACTTTAAACTGTGTAAAAGGGATTGCCTCACCCTCACCTACGCTTGCGCCGCCCTGTAAAGCTTCATCTTTCATCTGCGCTTCGTAGGTTACTAAGCTGGTGCCCGGCTCTTTTCTGATAGGTTTAAAGATTCCCAAGATAGTTCTCAGCGCATCCCAGTTTTTTTCAAATTGTGTTACAAAATCAATTTCTCTCGCTTTGAGAGCGCTATCTGTATTTAATACAGTGCTAGTGGTTACTCCTGCCATTGTCTACTCCTTTCAAAAACCAAAAAGTTCGTGATTTTCCGCAATCGCTTTCTGACGTTCGCCCGCATCTTTAATTTCCATGATTTCTTTCTTGGTCATTTTCCCCGGTTCTCCTCCCGGTGGATTTGATACGTTAGCGCCTTGAGTCGTTTCGGTTGTAATATAATCGGCATACGATTCTTTGATGCCTTTTTCTACCTCTGTTGCGTTCTCAAATTTCCCGTCAGTTCCGATTTTTAAATTATCAATAGTTTCTTTTGACGCTTTTAATGCAAGGCCAATTACTTTACTGGACACGCCGGAATCTTCAAGCATCTTTTTGTATGCGGCTTCTTTCGCATCGTACGATGCCTTCTTGTCCTGCTCGGCTTTGTAGTTCTCAAAACCTGCGTGTTCTTTCTCATACTTGCCTTTCCAGTCGTCCTTTTCATAGTCCTTCAATTTCTCCTGGAGGTCTGGGACTTTCTCTGCGTCCTCTTTGTATTTACTAATCTCGTTCTTGAGACCCGTAACGGTTGCAGAGTGTTCTTCGATAATCGCGGAAACCTGCTCGTCTGTAAGTGTCATGCTTTTTAAAAAAGCTCTTGTTAATGCCATTTGATTACTCCTTTTCTTTGAGGGATTTCTTTCCCTAAATGACTTTATATGTAAATCACAGTACTTCGTGATTACTTACTAAATAATTTTGCAGCTTTAAGGGATTTCGCCCCAAATTTGCCGTCAATTTTTAATTTACATTTCGACTGGAAAATACTAACTGCATCTTCTGTCTTTTCTCCATATTTGCCGTCAGTTTCTAATTTTGAGCCGATAGCCCAGTTTAAAAACTTCTGCAATTTCTCAATTTCTTCCCTTGTGTTTTTTAATACCGTGATGCCGTCTAAAAACGCATAGTAGCCGCGTGGCGGCAATTTAGGAAATTTCCCGGTGTATTTAACCTTTTTTGTTGTTTCTTCCTTCTGCACCGTCGCCGGGAAGTCGTGATACAAAATATTTAAATCAAACTTGCCGCCGTTGCCGGTTGAAACCTTGGCTGGAAACACGCCAGAGCTAGTATATTGCCACACCATAAGGTCGGCTACGTTTGTAGGCTTATAAGATTTGTTTGGTGTCGCTTTAAATGCCATGCGGTTATAGCCTTTGTAATAACGTGCAATCCACCAGTTTTTACACTTGACCTTGTTTTTATCAATATGCTCCGAAAAATACGACATCCCGGTGTAAACACCAAATTTATAGCCTCTTGACTCAACGACAGTCTGTGCCGCATTGATAATCTCGGCAATCTTTACTTTGCTTAGCCCTGCCTGCACTTTGTCTTCAATGTCAAACCAAACGCCGTATTTAAAATGCTTCTTACTAATCTTGTCGAGGATGTCGCATACAAGTTCCATGTCTGACTTAGCTTTTGCCACTGTAGTAGCGTATGTGTAGTTATACACGCCCCATGGGATACCTAATTTCTCACACTTTTTATAGTTCTCCTCAAATTTTTTATCTTTGCCTAAATCCTTGCGGATAATCTTAATGATCGCACCATCGCAACCGTATTTCTTTACTTTCTTCCAGTCAATCGTGTCGTTGTATGTAGATACATCAATAATTTTTCTCTGTGTCATTTTCTCACCCTTTCCATCTCAGCACATATAAGATTTTCTGGTTGCTGTTAATAATCCTATGTATCTTTTTGTATGTTCCACCTGCTTTTTTAGTATTTGTACTAGCCTTTCCAGCATCCCACCAGACCATTTTATTGCTCTCGTTTATTCCTGCAAAAATGTTAGTATGTAGGCGATAAAGGCAAATGTCTCCAGGCTTTAATTTACTTTTATAATCCCGCGGCAACTTGTTGACTGTAATCAGTTTGTAGTGTTTTAACATAGCTGTCTTGGTCCCTGTTCCCTTCCAGACGATGTTTCCGCTTTTATTGCAGTAAAACATCTGCCCGGCCTTGAGGATTCCTAACTGCTGTAAGCAATAGCACACGAACGATGCGCAGTTGCTTACCTTTTTCTTCTTTGCGCCCGCCCAGCTATTCGCCACGTTTTGAGAGTATTTAAATTTTTTATCAACAAAATACTCCGCCGTTTCCTTTGCCTTGACGAGCAAAGACAATCTGTCCATTATTCCATCGCTCCTTTTAATTCATCTGCAATGATTGCTGTGTATTCTTTCGCGTAATTTGCCGCCGCCGGTTTTAAATACGGCTGCGCCCTCTGACCGTTTGTGATGTGCCATTGTCCCTTATCGTCCTGATAAGTCCACGGGGTCTTTCTTCCTCCCTTGTAATACACGCCAGTTCCCAGTTCCACATAGGCGGCGTATTCTTCGTTGCTGCCTATTGTTTCCGTGAGATTTTCCAAGTCGGTCCGATGCGTAATGCTGTTTCTTAATGCGCCCGTATCGACCGGGCAAAGGTCTTTTGCGTGCCCTTCTGCGGCGGCTCCTGCCTGTTCTAATGCCCTTGCAAGTGCCATGGTGGTTTTAAGTATTACTTCGTCCACGTGACTCACAACATCAATATCCGCCATTATATTCGCCCCCTTTGCGTTGCTAACCATTCGTAGTAGGTCATGTCTTCTATGACTTCGTTTCTGCCTGTCTCTGGGTTTCTGACGCGTATCATTCGCGGTTGTGCTAGTTCGGCGGGTAGTGCAGTTCTCTGCGTACAGCGGCAGTTATAAACTTCCGCCGGGAT